AATGATTTTATTTTAATAGTTGGTCCTTATTTTATGGCTTTACAGGATGAAATTAAAGCTCAGTGGGGTACAAAAAATTTTTTATGTTTTGCTAGTGGTAAAAGTTCACGTACTCTAGCTGAATTTATTAATAAAGGGTGGTTTTTTTGGGAGGATGATGTTGGGTGCTGGGATTCATCTGTATCTCCTGACTTGCTTGAGCTTGAAGTGTGGTTATCTGAAAGGTTTGGAGCCAGTCCACAAATTTTACAATTAATGCAAGCAAATAACAACACTCATGGTTATACACTACATGGTATAGCTTATGGGGTACCAGGTGGTCGAAAATCAGGTGATCCTTTCACTTCTTTATTTAATTCCGTTCTTAATGGTTTACTACATACATATATAATATGCGAGCATTTAAAGGTCGATGTTAAATGGTGTAAAGATAATTTGCGTATGTTAGTAGCGGGAGATGATAATGCTATGTGTATAAATTACCCAAATGATATACCGTTTGTTTCACAGATGAAGAAATTAGGTTTTAATAGTGAAGCATTAAATAGAGACTCAATTCATGAGGTCGAATTTTGTTCATGTAGGGTATACGACATGGGATCATATGTAACTTTTGGTCCCATGCCTGGTAAAGTGTTAAGTAAATTTGGCATCATGAATTCACCACCACCTGGTATTCCACAAGAACGTATAATACGTGGCATATGTTTGGGATTATTACCACAAGTATCTTTTATACCACCTATTGTTAGTGTTCTCAAACATTTTTTAAATATTACTAGTGATGTAATTGCTTATGCCAACAATCAAACAAAGGAGTTTATTAAACAATGTGATTGGCATATGAAATTTAAACAACATCAAGAGCCTACACCAGGAGTGTGGGTTGATTTACAATTACAATATGGTTGGACCCCAGCCCTAAATGCTGAACTAGATAAGGATTTAGCAAAACACACAATGGGGAAAATTCAATCACCAGCACTCAATTACTTATGTGATAGAGATACAGCTGCACCATCATTAGGGCATAATTATACGAGCGTGCGTCGACTTATGAAGTATACCACTACTATTTTTATGATGTGTTTGGTATTATCACCTGCATTAGGTAAAGAAATGCAATTAGAGCCTAATGGGGCTAATAATACCTATTTACAATTCTATAAACTTCCGTACCAGGAATATATAAATAAAACTGTGACCGACGTCATAACAACAAAAATG